GTGGAAGTTTTAAAATTGGTTTTTAAGGAGTGAATAAATAATGGCTTTACCAAAATTAAATAGTTCACCCAAGTACGAGATGACAATACCGTCATCGAATGCAAGGGTTAACTTTAGACCGTTCCTCATGAAAGAGGAAAAAACATTAATGATAGCTATGGAGAGTCAAGACCCTAAGACGATTATGAACTCTTTGTTGGATACAATTAATGCTTGTGTGGTTGACAAGGTTAATGAAAATAAGTTGACATCTTTTGATGTTGAATATATGTTTTTACAAATAAGATCGAAAAGTGTTGGAGAAACCGCAAAAGTAGGAGTAAAGTGCTCTCAATGCGAACACCTTAATGAGATTGATGTTAACCTTGATGAAATAAAAGTAGACGTGCCTGAAGTCGAAAAAACTTTAACGTTAGATGAAAATATAAAGTTAGAAGTGGATTGGCCGGCCTTTAAGGATATCGTTCATTCAGGAGTAGAATCTGAAGAAGTTACCACTGAACAGGTATTCAAAATTATGAAGTATTGTTTTAAAGCGATACTTACGGAAGACGAACGTATAAACATAAAGGAAGTAAGTGCACAAGAACTCGATGAATTCATTGATTCAATGACGTCCACTCAATTTAATAAAGTACGTGATTTCATTGAAAGTATGCCAAGACTTGAACATAAAATTAAATTTAAATGTGTGTCTTGTAATCATGATAATGAAACGAACGTGGAGGGTATGACAAGTTTTTTATCCTAGCTCTATCTCATGATTCGCTAGAAAACTATTATAAAATGAATTTTAGTTTGATGCATAATTGGAATTATTCGTTGAATGAGATAGAGGAAATGATACCTTGGGAAAGGGAAATATATTTAGCTCTTTTACAAGAGCATCTTAAAGAGGAAAAACTGAGACAGGAAACAGGAAATGGCTAACGAAACTTTTACAGATGTAGTTAATCAACTCAAAAAGAATCAGAATCAAAATACTGATGGGTTACAAGCTGTCACTAAAACTATTGCGACTCTAAACCAACGTATGCAAAAATTCTTTGATGAACTTGCTGGAAGTAGACTCGATGATTTAGAGGAAAAAAGAGAGCAAAGGAATCAAGCGACTAAAGCCGCTGGTGGATTAGGTGCAACATCAGAAGATAAGAAAGGCCTTTCTTTTTTACCTCTATTATTTTCAAAAGCAGGTTTAGTAGGTTCTTTATTAGCAGTTGGTGGTGCTTTAGCTGGTCTGAGAGGATGGGAAGCGGGTGCACTTAAAGCAATTGGAAAGATTAAGATAGGATTAACCGATAATTTAACAAAAAACTTTAGATCTTTAAGAGCAAGCATTCTTACAGGATTAGGACTTGATGCAACATTAAAAAAATTTAATAGTCCTGGATCAGGTCTTAAGACACCAATTACAACTCAGATAATTGACAAATTCAAGGGACTAAAAACAGGCATATTAAGTGTATTTGGGTTAGGAGCGGATGGAAAACCAATCGTTGTTCGCGGAGCTGATGGTCTATTTAAAGTTCCTGTTATATCTAGAGTCACATCAACCATAGGTACGTTACTTTCACCGTTAAAATTTGTTGCCGATGGAATAACAACGTTTTTTAAAACTAGCGGTAAAGGCGTAATGTCATTCTTAAAAACAATAGGAGTAATAGCAGGCAGTGGAGCCATTGTAGCTGGAGCAGGAGTTGGCGGTGTATTAAAAGTCTTGGGAAGAGTGTTATGGCCAATAGGTATACTTACATCGATATTTGATGGATTTAAAGCGTACCAAGGTTCTGATGCTGAAACTAAAATTGGTAAGTTTGCAGATGGTATTGCAGGAGCCATAGGATCTTTCTTAGGTGCACCTCTTGATTTATTAAAATCACTAATACTTGGTGGATTTAAAATGGTCGGAATCGGTGTTAAAATGAATGACAAAGGAGAGCTTGTTGAAACTGACTTTATGAAAATGCTTCAAAAGTTTAAGATTCAAGATGCGATCGCTGCCATACCAAACGCAATACGTGGTATTTTTGAATTTATAGGAGATTTTATATCTGATCCTGTAGGAGTAGGAAAAGAAGTTTTAAAAGGTGTGGTAAACAGTCTTAAAGATTTTTTCTTAGGTGCCATAAAATTTATTATAAGCAAGTTTCCATTGATGTCAGCTGTGGCGCCTGATTTTTTAAAGACAGATGCGCAGAAACGATTAACAGAGCTTCAAGTAGAAAAAGAAAGATTAGAAGGTGAGTTAACCGGTAGATTAGGTGCCATGGATGCAATAGGTGGCGAAAGCAAACGTATAATGCAACTTAGAGAAGCTGAAAGACGAAAAACAGAAATCGAAAGAATCGAAGAGATGCTGAGAACCGGTAATTTCGAAAAAAGTATGTTTGGTATAGGTATCAATTCTGCAGAAGAAGCTCGAGCCGAATTAACTAAATTGCGACAAGCACAAGAAATTACATTCAAAAATATAAGAAATTTCTCAGCTGCGGGACAGCAAATAATTACTATGACAGAGCAGTTAAGTAAAACTGAAGAAAATATTGCAGAACTTGCAAAAGCGATTAAAGAGAACCCGGCAGGAGCCGCAACTACACTGTTAGATAATAGAAACACCAATAATATAAGTAATCCACAAGCAATGTTTTTAGGAGGGAACTCGGGTTTTGATGAAGCAGCTGCAGCATATATTCGCTAATGTGGCAATCAATAAAGAAAAGGTTCAAAGAACTTTGGAATGTTGATAGTCTTATAGACTTGTTTGTCGATGCCTTCTTATTATTGTTTGATGTTATCACTTCACCTATATTAATCATTGTTAGATTAATCAGACACTTCTTCGACAAATGGATAAAAACCACTATCAAAAGATTTTTGAAGTGGTTCGCTCATAAGATATTAAGATTATAGTGTGTAGGGAGGACTTGGGTTTCACCTCCAACTAGGTCGACCGAGATACCATCTTCCAAATCCCCTAGAACTTACTCCCACTCGGTAGAGTGATGTGATCTTCAGCTGCTAAGCCTTAAACCTGGCTACCACGCCTGAGCAATCAAGTTACGCCTCTTGGTAAGACGCGTTTCCTTGCACTACACTATTTGATCCGTCGATCAAATTCCGTAATTCCATGTGAGGGACTGACCGTGGTCCCTCGCGCGTTTATTAAGTAACGACCCTATCACTTAGCCTTCTTGAGCTAATTTTGCGAAGTAAGACATTGTATCGTCTTCTTCTTTTTCTTCTTTGACAAGTGTATCAACACTTTCAACATTTGCCGTTGCCATTGGTGACGCAACCGGTTCATTCATTTGAGCCTGTTGTCTCATTGGCATTTCACCTAATGAGTCTGTGTTTTCACCAAGAACTTTTTGCAGTTTCGCTTTAAGTTCATCATATGTTTTATAGTTACTTGGATCTACAAACTCATCGAGTTTATGCATTGAATCATATACGGTTTCAAGCCTTGTTTCATCGGCATCATATAAAGCTGCTGGTTTATCAAACTCTGATTTATCATAGTTTCTGTAACCTTCAACGTTTCTTATTTTAAGTTTGAAGTTAGCACCTTCCCAAAAATCAAATGGGTTTATTGGCTGTTCATCAGCAAATTGTGGTTGCATAACATCCATGATTTTATCAAAGATTTTTTTACCGAACTTATAAAGGAATACTTTACCTTCCGCGTCAGGATTGGCCGAGTCTTGAAGTACTAATATGTTGGTTACATAATGTAATCTTCTTTTTTGAGCTCGAGCTTTTTCTTTATCGCTTTCAATACCTGTATTCCATAGTCTTGAATTGAGTTCTCCAACTGGATCGGTTTGACCAATTGATGTCAATGAGTTTTCAATGTACCATAAACCTGTTGGACCTTTGAACCCATGATCCCAGTATCTTACCCAAGGTAATTCCTGGCCTTCCATTGAGGGAAGGAATCTAAATACGGCATAACCATTACCAGCTTTATCTACCGTTGGTTTCCATATTCTATCATCTGCGTAGGATTTTTTTTCGCCTCCACCAGTGGCTTCAGCTGCTTGAATAAGTTTTGAGATTTGATCTTTATTACGTTTTAAATTTTGAAATGACATTTATTTTCCTTGTATAACTGAAATATTAACTGAATTATATTATAATACATTTAATGAAAAATGTACACGTTTATTTATACGATTAGTCAGCAAAGGCGCTGTCCAATGTATTCTGCTTTGGTAAGAAGTTTAGGTTCATGGCTTCGGCCTCGACTTTGTTCTTTATAATCGGTGAAACAAACTTCTTAACATCCTCTGGTTCGATATTGTTCTTTTCGCAAAGGTGTAATATCGCATCCATGTAGTTGATTCCAAGCTCACTTACAGTCTTTTCAATGAGCTTGGTAAATTTACTCTTAGTTAAAAATTGATCTTCTATTATCATTTATCAACAACCCTTAGTAAAATTGTGTTATCATTAATCCTACCATTAGGAGATGACGCCTTGGTTTTGATAGTTTCAGATCTGATTTTATCAATTTGGTTCGGTGTCTTTCCTAGAACAGTTTCTATGAAACCAAGTTGACCGGACCTAAGTGTGTATTCACTACTTAATTCTTTATCAAAGTTTTTAATAGTGCTACCACTAATATTGAAACCATTAGGATCTTGAGTAACATACTCGATTATTTTCTTATATTTGGTATTGAAAGCAAAGAGCCTTGTACTACCAATAATTGTTAGAGGATTAATAGAAACCAGTTTAAATGTTGTATCTTCTTTTTGATACTTAAGTTTTGCTACCTGTTTGATAGCTGATTGTGGCTTTTTAATCCGTACTTTACGTGTGGCTTTTGTTGCCGCTTTGATTTTATCCAAATCATCTAACATGTCTTTGCATGCTTTTACTCGACGATTGAGTTCTGATCTTTTCAAATGTGAATAGCCTTCAACTGCATCAGCACATCTTTTAAGATAGGCATCCTCATAATCTAGTAACCAGCCCTCAATCATCGCTCTAACGGGAATAGTAGCAGATCCACTGAGCCCGTGTAGTTTGAATTGATTGTAAACATCAAGAGTAGTTTCTTGTCCATCAATCCATTCGTCTTCTAAAGTTAAAAGGTCTTGCATTATTGTTTCATTGATCTTGTTCTGCAATCTTTGAACGGGAGATAATGTAACAACATTGCCTTTTAGTTTCTTTTCTAATTCTTTTTCTTTGATAATTCTAGCACCATCAAGGTTTATCTTACTTAAGTAAGTTTTAAATCCTTTAAGGTACTGTTGAAATACTTCGCCATCGTATTTTGCATCAGTCTTTACGATCTCTGACCAATAAACAGTAGCACCATGGTGTGTAAACATATTAAAAGAATATTCTGGGTTTGCTAATATGTTTTTAGCGTCTGCCTTTGAATAGTTCTTTTTAACAAAGCCACGAGTAAGTTCACTAATTTCTTTTTTATCGACTTCATCATGGAAATGTCTTAACACGTAATTAAATCCTTTTTCAAAAGAAACGGCGCCAACACCGCTTTTTGAAACTCTACCTAGTAATTTTTTCTTTTTTCTTTTAGCCATAATATTTTTTCTCCTCATTTTCAACTAATATAATATATTCTACCATACTTTTTGACAAATGTAAACGATTAATTTCACTTTTTTTAAATTATTTTCCCGTCGCTCCTGGAATTTTATCGCTTAAATCCGGCATTGTCATCTCAACTCGAGCCAAAGGTGACGTGGCTGTGTGATCCGTATAATCACCATCACTTCTGAATTGGCGTGTAATTACCTCCTTGTATAACATTCCATCTATTATTCGATAGTTTACAAGTTCTTGTTTGATAAGACCATCATTATTTTCTGCCGCTGTTTTCAACGGGCCTTCTTCTAGTACCATTATTTTTCCCATCTGTAAAATATGTGTGATTCTATTCGTGTTTTTCTTGTTTTAGTTTTAGCCCATGATGGCCTGACGTAAGTGGCGTGATAATGTGTCGATCCTTCGGTTATATCAATTCCAATCCTACCGGTGTAGATATATCTTGCGTATGTAACGGCGTCAGTCCACTGTTTGCTATTTCTATTTGGCTCATCTGATTTTCCATCGCAATACCAACTAAATTGACATCTGTGTCTTATAGGATGCTCCTTAGTTGGATCCTTCCACGAGGGTCTGTGTTGACCCTGATAGACAACTTCACAAACTGTGTTTGGAAATCTACTATCTTCTACTCTGCTCATAACGACTTGGCCAACTGCTAATTGACCTATCATCGATTGATTTTTTGCCTCCCAATACATATTGAGTGCGAGGCACATTACTGCTTCTGCAAACATTAGTTTCTCCTCATTGTTGCATAATCTTTTGGATTGCCCTCCTTAGTAACTGGAACAAGATTAGATTTATGCATAGTTGCAATACCTTGTATAAAGGTGCCTGTGTACTGCTGGGCTCTTTTGCGAGACCCATTATCTGGAACTGAATCAGAAGTTTTTGCTGTTTTTCTTATATCTGCTTTATAATCAGGAATATCGTGTATGCCTTTGTTTGATACAGCTCCGGTGACGCCCATCTTTTTTAAGAACTTTTCATGTTCTTGTTGGGCCTTTTGTTGCTTTTGCGAAAACTTACGCTTACGCTTTCGACTATGCTTTGTTGTTGTAAAATATATCGGTAAGAGATGCATAGTCATGATTTAATCCCAATCATTGTCCATAGCCACGGTATCACGCATTGCATCGCCATAATACTCGTTTGCAAATTTAGAAGCATCGGTGTAGTGATTTGGATTAGAACCATTATCATATTTATCCAAGTACAACGTTTCAGATAGACGAACCCTAGAGTTACGTTGTATCTTTTTAGTAAACTTTTTTGAAAGCTTTCGTACCAATGCGATTCTTTGTTTATCTGTCAATTCTTTAGCCATAATATCCTCCAATTAAATAAGCTAACCATAATGTAAATAGTGACAGTATTGTCACGTATGTTTTTTGAAATAATAACCACAGCCCAACCAAGATAAAGAGGAGAAAAATAAGGGGTTGAGCTGTGGCCTCAACGTATAGGAATGAAATGATGCTATTGAATGTGTCCATCATGATTTATTTCCTATACGCTATCTGTAATCCGACCAGTATTCATTCCAAAGGTATGTAATCTCATCGATTACTGTTTCTTTGGTAAGCATCGGAAATATGTTTGTCATTTTTTCTGCTCTTGATACAGCCTCTTCAAGACAATCAGAAGTATCTAGTATGTTAGACATGGCTTCATTTATTTCTTTTGCTTTGTTCATTATTGTTGAATAAGACAAGCCGTTTGTATTCTGTAAAGTTATCATGATAAGATTCCTTCTTCAGTTTCTCTGTCTTGCAGCTGAATCATAAATTCAGATGCTAAGTCATAAGTAGTTGAAGGAAACCTTTCAACCAATTTTTGAGCTAAGACTTTCTTTTGCTCATCTGACATCCCGATCAAGATGTCTATTACGTTTTTATAATCAAAAATATCCATGTTTTTCTCCTTAATTTTTTTACCTTATACTACTAATCTACCATAAAAACACTACAATGTAAACGATTAATTTTACTTTTTATTATTTTTTTTCACTTTTTTATCAGACTGTAACATAAATGTAACATATATCCATGGAGCTAAAACGTATAAAGTGCCCAGAATATAAAGTGCTATCAACAAACCTATTTGATTCATCTTCTTACTTCTTTCTTTCCTTGTTGTCTTATTTTTTTATTACCATTCTTTTTCAAAGATTTTTCCCATGACCTTGAGGTTGAATGTGTTTTGCCTCG